TGGTACAAACGGATCTAGATTATCGTTAGGTATGCAAAAAATAATTATGGTAATACGTGGTATATTAAAACCCAATAAATCTATAGTGATTTATGATGAACCATTGACCAGTTTAGACCAAGAGACTCGTAAAAAAATAGTCAAATTAATTGTCAATGAGACAAAAGGTAAAACAATCATTGTCATTACACATGACCCAGATATCTTACCATATGCTGACCATATCGTTCGTTTGTAAACCTTTTTTTAAATTTATTTTTTTAAATTCACCATCTACTTCATCGTGTGTGATCATAATGATGGTTTTACCACGTCCGATTTGTTTGATGGCTTGAATGACCATTTTTTTATTGGGTTCGTCCAAAGATGCTGTGGGTTCATCCAATATAATAATAGGCTTGACCCGATATAATGAACGTAACAACCAAACCAATTGTCGTTGACCGCCTGATAATAGAGAACCATCCCGACCAACTTTTTGGTCAAGTTTTTTAGTAAAAACGTCAATATTCATAGATTCTAGAGTTTGTATGATTTGTGTTTTACTAGGTGGACGTTTCAATCCATATACTATATTATCGTATAAAGTTCGGTTAAATAATTTTGGACTTTGTGGAATATACATGATGTGTTTCGACAATTCGTTGGTAGACAACTCATTTATATTTATGCCTCCAATAGTAATGGTTCCCATAGATAAAGTCTTATGTTTCATTAATAATTTAATGATGGTAGTTTTACCAGAACCACTTTCACCAACAATTGCGATTTTTTCACCCTTTTGTATTTTGAATGAGACATTTTCTAGTGAGTAATGAGTTCGGTCGTATTTATGGTAAATGTTTTTGAATACAATATCACCATTTTTGAATATTTGTTCACCTACTTTACAATGATAATCTTTTGGTATTTCCTTATTGAAAAATTCGTTGATATCATAAATTTGTCCTAAATTGTCTGATAAAGAACGTGATACAACGCCAATGGAATCGCACATAGTAATCAACAAAAGAACCACTTGCGAACATTGGAATAAATATTGTTTGTTAATCTTTTTATTCAAGTAATCCGTCCAAATCATATAGCCTAAAACAATACCCATCATAAGATTCATTATTTTAGTCATCGTATCATAAGCAATAGAAAAATTTAATGATTTATAATATTCATAGTTATAATGGTGTAAAATATTATATAAAATAGATTTTTCTTGGTTTATATTTTGAAACGATTGAACTACACCAATGTTTTTTAAAGATTCGCCTAACTTTTCAAACGTATCGTCTACATGTTCTTCCTTTCTTTTATTGATGTCTGTAATGTGTTTTATATTTATAATTTGAAACGCAACCATTGCTAGAAAAAATCCTAAAAATACAACCAAGTATTTTAATCCTAATTTAATATAAAAATAAAAAATGCCTATCATAAATCCAAAAAAGACATGACAAAATTCTTCTTTGAATGATTTCAAAGCACCCTGTAAAATCCAGGGCATTTTCGATATTTTTATAATGATTTCAGTAATATTTAAATTTTCGTAATTACAATAGGAGTTTTCATAAATGTAATCATAAATACGTAATACAACAAATTCATAAAAATGTGGTATGACTCTCCACGCTAACCAGTTGATGAAAATATGTAAAAAATTAAATGCGGCAATAGAAGCTACAATATAATATAAATAAACTTTTTTGAAATGAGTATAAAAATGACCGATACTTTCAGGCAATATTATATTATGAATAAAAGATGCTAATGGTATCAATAATAAATAAAATAAATAATACATCTTATTTTGTAGAACAAAATCTAACAAATAATGAAAAATATTTATCATTATAAGTAGAATATATTTTTTTACCACTTCGTTTTTTTTACGTTAATTTTAGGACCTTTCTTTGATTTATAATCACCTGGATTGTATACATCATCTTCTTCGTCTGAACCAAGATTTTTAGACAATTCCCAAAATTCTTTGGATCCTAATTTAAAATCCTTGTGATTTTCGGCTCGGTACCAAAAGATTTGTTCTTGTAATTGATTTGATTTTACATTATTGTCTATGACCAAGCATTCATAATTTTCAGTACATTGATCCATGACTTGGCAAAAGGATTCAAATGTAGGAAACATACCTGCATAATTTTCATAAATACGTTTTCGATTAGCGATGTAAGGTTCTCTCAATATGAATACATAATCAATATTTGTTCTTAGTGTTGGTGGTATACCTAACGGATATTGCATTGTAATAATAAGCATGACCTTCCAGTGTCTACCATTCATAAATAATAAACGCATCATTTTGTCGCGTGCCCATCCGTTGTCATATAAACAATCATCCAATATAACAAATGCCCTTGCGTCAATCGAACTTTTTTTGTAGGTTTCGATTTGCTTGTTCACTTGCTTGATGACGGCTTTTTGTCTTTTCAAAACGTTTTCAATGATACCTGTATTATATTCATCGTGAATAAATAATTTAGGCACATGACACGAATAAAACCCATTACCGGCTTCTGTGCCAGAGATTACAGTACCAATAGGTATATCTACGTGATGAAATAATAAATCCCGAACTAAAAAACTTTTGCCAGTGTCTCGGCGACCTATTAACACCACCACTGGTCCCTTATTTTCATTTTTTAAAAAGGTAATACGTTTCATATCAAACTTTCTAAGATTCAGCGTCATATAATAATATAATATAATTGATTATACGTGAAACGACGCAATTAGTTTAAAACACTTGATAAAAGTATATATAAAGATATAATGGAAAACTCAAATTATAATCCTATATTGGACTATTTTAAAATAAACTATAATCCTCTAGTAGAAGACTATAAAGATAAAGTAGACTATAATAATCATATTATAACCATAGACCATAAAGATTATAATTGTTTTATGAAAACTATTCCTTTAGTGGATTATGTTAAGTTATTGATTGGAAAATATAAAAAATATGAATTATGTGTATTACCTTCTAAAGAAAACAAATGTAATAATATATACGAAGAATATATACACTCTATACACAATTATGCTTACGTAGATAATTTTTTTTATATGCTATCTAGTAGATTGTCGCAATTCAAACATAGTATAAATGTATACAATAGTTTCATTGGCATAAAAGAAAATTGTGAAATCAATATTGTGGATGATTTTGAATATTTATGCGATTCAAATTATTTCAATGAACATTTGAACAAATCCTTTCGATTTAAGGACCAAGATATTCATTCTTTATTTTCGAATTTAAAGAAACCACCCATTGAATTAAGCGATGAAATTTTAGAGGTTGAATATGAGACATTAGACGATGATATTCAAGTAGTGGAAGAACAATTACAAGAAATAACAATAGATTTAATACATGAGAAAGACCTATCTAACGAAAGTTCTGATGAGCAAGAAGACAATAGTGACACAGAAAGTATTTCATCGGAGGAAGATGACGACGAATGTTCTTCTAACGATGATCATTCATCTCAAGACAATGACGAAGAATCTAGTAATACTTCTTCAGACGATGATAGCATTATGGATAAACTTATATTAGTAATTGATAAAATACCTTGCCAACATATTATGTTAGAAAAATGTGTAGATACAATGGATAGTTTATTTGAATCCGACGATATCAATATCGAACAATTGACAAGTGCCATATTTCAAATAGTGCTTATGTTATATGTTTATCAAAATGTGTTTGAGTTCACTCATAACGATTTACATACAAACAATATCATGTATGTTGAAACAGAAGAAGAGTTTTTATATTACAACATAAAAGGGCAATATTATAAGGTACCTACATTTGGAAAATTATATAAATTAATTGATTTTGGTAGGTCTATTTATACTTATCAAGGCACTCGTCTTTGTAGTGATAGTTTTTCTCCAAATGGAACTGCTCACGGACAATATAACTGCGAACCTTTTTATAATGATCGCAAACCAATATTAGAACCAAATTATAGTTTTGATTTATGTCGGTTGGCGTGTTCTATGTTTGATTTTATAATAGATGATTTGAAAGATATAGATACATTTCGAAAAATTCCGATTTATGATATGATCATCGGATGGGTTTATGATGATCATAATAACAATATATTGTACAAAAAAAATGGCGACGAACGATATCCAGATTTCAAATTATACAAAATGATAGCCAGAAATGTGAATCAACATATTCCTGAAAAACAATTTGACCATATCGCGTTTCGTTCTTATAAACAAGATAATTTGGAACACTTTTTAGATATAGATAAACTGATTAAAACGAAGGTTCTCCTGTAAATATTTGTGTCTTTTGTTCTTGTACTTTCATATAATAATCTTTTAGAATAAATACTCCTAAAATAATAATAAACAAATAAAACGATTCCTTAAAAAATAATTTGTTTTGGTTTTCTATTGGACTTGATCTATATAAAAATTGTTTCCATATAAAAAAAATCACTGAAATAATAAGAGATATATAAATATATTCATAAGGTACCATTAAAAGAATAATAGGTTTTAATTATTATTCTTTTACGAAAGATTTATAATTCTTCTATGTCTAAATGAATATTGTCTTTTTCTAAATCCTCTACATTTATTTTAATTTCTTCGCCTATGTTTAAGTCATCTTTAGTTATATCAGGATGAAAACGAATACTATTTTGTTTTTCAGATGAATCTTCTATTTGGATAATATCCGAACCAACAAGTTCATCACATACTTTGTTTTCATCCACAGGTTCATTGTATACTTTGATTTCATCCACAGGTTCAACACATACTTTGATTTCATCCACAGGTTCAACACATACTTTGATTTCATCCACAGGTTCATTGAATACTTTGATTTCATCCACAGGTTCATTGTATACTTTGATTTCATCCACAGGTTCGACCTTTTCTTTTTCTGATTCAGGAAGTGGTTTATTTTCTACTACAGTTTCTACCTTACTGACATCTACTTCTTGGGTTTCATCGATATATTGTCTCAGTAGGTTTTCCACTGGAAGATTATCTCGAATGGTATTCATAATGCTAGTTTGGACTAACAACTCAAATTCTCTATTTCGGCGTTGTTGTTCTAAAGGAGGAATGTCTATTTCAAACAAGTAAATGTTTGAGTACAATTTTCGAGCAATATTGATATAAATTTTATGTAAAAATATAGTAAAATCGGGAATGTCTATATTTATTTTTTTATTTTCACTTCCAACCCTTACACAACTTAGTAACTTCAATTGTATTATATGAACACAAGTAATCAAATCTTCTAAATAGGAACACTTTGACTTTGCAATAATGCGGTCTTTTTCAACTTGTATAATATTCTGATTCCAATTTGGAATACGAGACAATAAATTTTGATATGTCATCAAATATTTATCAGGTTCATCGTTGGTTTGACATAATTGAATAGCTTCATTGAATATAGAACGAAACCCATCAATAATATGAGATGTAATCAAATTAATCAATAAAATGGACCATTCATTTTTAGAGTCATTCAGTATATTTGAAGTAAAGTCATCCATAAAAAAGAATAATATTTATATTTCTTTATTATTACGAAAAAGACACACTAAATAAAATAAACATAAACGTTCGCTTTTGAATTGTTTAGTCCATGAATTAAAGTTACATTCTACATTATCCTTCAAAAAAAGTACCAATTGGTCAGCATAAATTCCATTCGCATATAATTCTTCCACTACAATATCAATTGGATTGTTCTTTTCTAATATTTTTTTTATAGATGAATTGACCACCTTTATTTTAGGAGGTTCGTCCAAAACATACACAGAAATAAATCGCGAACGTATTGGTTGTAATAGTTTGTCTTTGTCTTTGGTGATTATAAAAAAACGAGTAGAATGACTATATACTTCAATACTTCGTCTCAAAGAATATTGAGCATCTACCGTCAAATATTCCGCATCATATAATACAATACTCTTGAACAAAATATTTGGAGACAATTGTTGTTTTGAAAATAATTTTATATCATCTCTTATGTTTTTTATACCTTTCGAGGTACCACAATATAATTTCATAATATATTTATCAGACAACTTAGGTGGATAATATTGTTCGAGGTGTTTTATAATGTCTTCTTTCACATTTCCATAAAACAATATATGAGGTATATTGTCCTTGAATTTATCAAAAATATCCATAGTTAAACTAATATATTACTTTATTTTATATGATATTAAATGATATATACATTTCATATCAACCAGTAAATAATACTATTTTGAAAGAAGCCATGATTCATTGTTACAATAATATTTGTTTTTCAACGTTCCCTTACATAGATTATAATACACCTTTATCCAAAGATACCATTACAAAGTATAATTCAGGAAATTGTATTGCTATGTCTTATTTTGTAAAAGGTTACTTGAAAAATAATTATAACATAGATAGTCAACAAATCGTGGCCTCTGTTCCCGAACATTTTAGAATAAAAGGGCAAGATGAATTATGTCACGTGGCCTTATTTATTTGTAAATCTAACAAAGAATTTTATATTGTAGACCCAGCATTTTATTTCTTAGATCCTATTCATATTAAAGACGATAAAGAACATTCTATAAATACTTATAATATACACGAGGATAAATCAAATGTATTATATTATAGTTTAAATAAATGCACGAATGAAAACATATTACCTAATAGTTTTTCGTGTAAATGTTATTTTAGGGATTATCCCAATCATAAGTATGAATATATATTCAATGAGATTATGAATCCGGATGATAGCATTGGTAAATCATATCATTCTATAAAGAAAGACCCATTTTTA